GCGGTGTTATAAACTATATGACCTGTTAATTCAACGCATGATAGTACAAATAATTAAGGGCCTCCAAAGAAGCCCTTAAAAATTAATCCATTATTTTAATACCTAAATTATTAAATACTTTTTTACGATTTATTTTATTGAACTTGTTGAAGGTTGTTGGCCACAACGAAATCCAAGGAGACGAATTCAACTGTCTTAGTGGGTTGTAAGAAGATCTTGCCACGTACAGTGTTGTTTTCAACATCTGCCTGCGTCGTCGTCGAAGAATCAATGATAACGCGGAATCTCTCAAGCCCGGCGAGAGCTTGGATTCTCTGAAGACGTGGTGTCACTGCTGCAGAGAAGCGAGCCAATGTTGCTTCACGGTTTGGTTCGAAGATGATTGTTTGAGCAATCTCACGAACTTGACGGCGAATGTCGATAAGAAGTCTACGGACGTTGATTCTATCAAGCGCAGATGCAGTTTGAAGCATCGTCTTTTGACCCCAGACAACTACACCACCTTTTGGATTAGTTCCTCCACGGGTCGTTGTAGAAGGAGCGTAGATTGGGTTGATGTCTTCATCATAGAGCGAATCAAGATCTACATCCTTAAGTTGAATGCTTGTCTCAAGGGTTGTTGGAAGCTCTCCTCTGGTTAAACCAGCTGGTGCAAACCAGGGGTATCCTAAAGAATCGTTCAATGCTAAGGCGCCCATGACAACTACTGATGGTGGAACGATTATAGAGTTTGTTGGTTTAGAAGGATCCTTCATTAAAACGTCAGGGAAATATGCGGCCGCAAATGACGTATTAAGATTACGAGCCTTGTGTTGATCTACTGTCTCCTTAACAGATGGTTTTGTCGTAGATGAGATATTGATCAAGTTTCCGTTCTTGTCTACTTGTTCAACGTCCATAATGTATAGAGCGTCGAATCGTTCTTCTGTCGCTCTAATAGCTTCGTCTGTGATGATCGGGGCACGAATGCCTGGGATTGCAAGAAGCTGGATATCTACGTTTGTCGTATTTTTCATAACATCGAGAGCCTTAAGATATGCTGAAACGTTGGGTCCGACGTTGCGGCCTCTATCAACATCATTCATATCAGCTACGACTGCAGCGTTGTTAATCTCTGCTTCATCTTTATCGAAAATATTAACTCCGTCAAATCCTCCTTGCATAATGAAAGAGAACTTTAAGAATTTACGATTTTGAGAATTTGTAAGATCGCTGATTTGAACCGCTCTTGTCTTTGCGGCATCATCAGTGATGATGTTTCCTTTTCTAACGTAAGTTGCATATTGCCAATCATTATTTTGTGCGACCGTACCATTTGACCCAGTTGTTATCTTAATATTTTCTAAGGAAAAAATATTGTTACAGAATCTATCAACATCCAAGATACCATTTGTTGCAGTGTCAGCAACACCGGTGTTATCCTCAACTGCAAAGTTCATGTTAACTGTAGAATGCGTTGGAAAATGTTTCGTAAAGCTATGAAATGATTTATCTTGAAGAATTGAGCTATTTTGTTCAACTAAGTTTGTGATATGTTCAAACTTAGCACCCCAATGGTATCTAACGTTAACTTGAGTTTGTTGTCCTGTTCCATCATTTAAATGATTTCTGAATGGAAGCGGTGGTTCGATCGTATTTCTTGTAAATGTAGCTATGCTTAATGCAGAAGAATCAACCTCACTTAATGGTGCTAATGGTGATGAACCAGAAGTTACAAGATGAGAAATTCCTCTGAATCCCATTGGTAAAGCGGTTGGGTCAATCGTCTCATTTGTTACGGCATCAGAAACTTCAACTCTTACATAACGTGAGCGAAGTTCATAGTTTCCATCAACGATAAGCTTTTGTTCTGCTTCATCTCTATCAAAGTCATAATAAGCGTTAACATCTCCTAAGACTTTAGCGACGTATCTATCAGAAGATGGATCTAGGTTTACCCCTTCCCATCTTTCTAAAACCTTTTGATCGATATCGGTGTCCGTTAAGCTTCTTATCGAAAGGCTAAAAGAACCGTATTTGTTAGAAGGATCAGATGATGGAACGATGTTGTAAATAGAAATCTTGTATTGGTTAGAAATACCTGCACCAGCATCTAAAGAATGTAACTTAAATAGATTTTGAGGTGATCCACCGAACTTTTGCGAAATAATCCAAGAGGTTTTTGCACTTGAGAATCTATCACGGAATCCTTCATAGTTTGGAACGACGGAAGAACCGACGTTTCTTGCCAATGATGATGATAAAAGAAAAGCAGATCTTTCTAACCCAGCTGCGATTGGCGCTTCAGACACTACACCGGAGCCCGTAACTACAGCTAATACTGGGTGGATGTCCCAATGAGCAGCCAGATAATGTCCTGCTTCTTGAATCTTGTAAGGATCCGTGTTTAGAACTTTGCTAATATAATTTGAAGAAGTTACGTTGAATGATGCTGTAATAACATTCGGATACAAAGAATTTGTTCCTTTGTGGCCATTTAGCATCAACGTAAATTCTTGCTTTACATCAGATAGAACCAAAGTTCCTAATGATGTTCCTTTGTTCGTTACAGAATTATTACCAATTATGCTGGAAGCTGGTTTAGAGGAATCGATTCCTACAGCAGACGCAGAAAGTCTAAGAACTACACCAGAAGGAGCCATTAGGACGCCTCTTACAATCGGAACTGCTCCATTTACTATAGAATTAATGCTTCCAACGCCTTGAATTCCTGCGGAACTAAATACAGAAGAGCCAGCAGACTCAGACATAAAACATCCTAAGAAGTATGTTCTTCCAGGGATTCCTTCAGAATTTGCAAATGGATTTGATGATAAAGAACCATCGGTTACAGATGGTAATTCTTCTCCTACCGTAAATCCAGCGTTCGTAACATCACCTGCTGTCGTTCCAGATGTCGCACGTTTTTTACCGTCGCCGGTGCCTAAAACTCTTAAGTAGGTTACAGAACCTGCTCTTCTTAACCATTCTGAAACGGCCAAAGGTCCAAATTTCTTTGAGTCACTTTCACCAAACTTTGCAAAAAAGTCTGATAGAGTGCCATATGTTAACGGAACGAAAGCCGGTCCTTTAACTGCTGTACCGATAACGCCTGCAGGTACTCCAGTTGGTGATACCTCTACCGGTCCTGTTAGATCTAATTCTCTTGTTGTTACGCCTGCGCTGCCAAACTTGAGCTGTGCCATTTATTTCGCTCCTACCGATTTGCTTGATTGATAAGTATCAGATTACCTAAGTTTTTTTTAATCAAACGAATTGAACTCCAGAGTTTGTAACGATGAAGTCAATTGCAATGAACTCAATTGCCCTTGTTGGAACAACTACGATTCTACCATTAAGACGGTTAAGATCAACGTCTTCTTGCGTATTATTTGTCTCGTTCATCACAACTTGGTATGCTTCAATGCCGGCCTGCGATTGTATGAGACTTAGTTGAAGAATTGCATCAGCTACGAATTTATTTCTGACGGCAGGCGTGTTTTGTTCAAACACAATTCTATTTGCAATGTTTATGACAAGTCTCTTGACCTCAAGAAGAAGACGACGCACGTTGACTCTATCAAGAGCTGACTTTCTGATTTGTAGCGTCTTTTGTCCGTAAATCACGAAGCCTAGTCTTGGGAATGTTGCAATTGGATTGATGCGTGCATCGTAGAGACGATCTCTATCAGACACGTTTAATCTAACCTCGACGTTGTTGACAAAATCAAGCGCTGCACGATTAAATCCTGCTGGAGCAAACCAAGGATATGCGGCTCTATCATTAAATCCTAACGCACCTAATGCTGCAACTGAAGCTGGTACTTTGACATACTTGGCATTTGTTACATCATTTACATAAACGTTTGGGAAGTAAGTTGCAACATAATTGTTATCAAAAATTCTTGCTTCGAATGTTAAAGCAGTATTTTCAACGCTAATCTTAGCAGCAGAATCATCATAAATTCTATTACTATTATCGTCATAATTTGGAAGATCCATTACGTACATCGAAAGACCGTAATCACGAACTTTCTTTGATGCATAGTTCGTGATATAATCTTCACGAATTCCAGGTAATGCCAAAAGATTGACGTTGACTTGTAGAGGATCCGTCATAACATCGACCGCAGTAATGTAAGAATTAACTGAGTTATTGTCGACACCAGTTCCTGCTTGATTTGAAGCGAGGCCGGCTGGTAGATAAGTTGCAGAAGCTCCACCATGTGGTGTTTCAAATGATGTTGCCTTATCATTCATTCGGGCGGCAGCAGAATCGAGGACATTTAGACCGTCAAATCCACCTTGCATGAATGTTGTGAATTTAGCAAATGAAGAATACTTGTTAAATTCATAAGGTTGTCCATTTGATAGCAATGAAGCAAACGTGATTCTATTTCCTAAAACAGGATCATTGATCATATAAGTTGTAGGATCTAGCTTTGCGTTTCTTACATACGCAGCTTCTCGCATATGAGCACGAATTGTTCCAGTTAGATTAGATATCGTTCCTGCAGAGAATGCGACCTTTGACAACGAGAATTTGTTGTTATTGAAAGTATCAGCGCCGGAACCGGTCACGAGAACGTCGAGCTTCTTAATACCTGCAAACTTAGTGTAGCTTTCAAGAAGAGGATTTTTAACTTCAGAAAGATTTACATTGAGAGGAACATTATTTCTTTCAAACTTGACGCCCCAATAGAATTGAGGTGATGCAACTTCTTGAGGTCCTGGATCACCGTCCCAAGCTGGGGCTGACATCGGACCTTTTGTTACTTTAAACCTAAATGGAACAGGAGGCAAGATTGATTGTGATAAGATTCCTGAAGAATCTATTGTAAATAAACCAGCAAGCCTCTTAGCACCTGTTGAACCATCATTTAGAGAATCATTGGTCTTTAAAAGTTCTGGTCCTCTGAACCCGAATGGAAGAGATTTTGCAGGAACTTTCTTGTCTTCAACTGCTGAATTAATAATAACTCTGACGTACTTAGAAACGTTGGAGTACTTACCCGTAGATATAATCCTTCTTTCAGAAACGATGTCTTGGTCAAAATCGTAAGTAACCTTACGATCACCAATCAGTTTTCCGACATAATTATCTGAATCTGGGTTTAAAGAACAATTCACAAACTCTTCAAGAATGACTGGGTTGATGTCTGTGTCATTCCAGTCGCGAATTTGAACGTTGAATATTCCATATTCATCCGCTTCATTCTCAGAAACCTTGAGATTTGCAATTGAGACCTTGTAAAGGCTGTTTGCATATGCTCCATCATCGAGAGCTTCAATTGCAAATAGATCATACTCTGTTGCGCCGAATGGCTGAGAAATAAAGTATGATGTCTTAGGAGAAACATAACGTGTGTCGAAAGCTCCGAAAGCCTTGCGGAATTCAGTTGTAGATTCGCCAGAAACGTTGCTGGTTAATGAAGAACCAGAAAGAACTGCAACGTAGTCATCATTAGCAACTGTAGCAACTTCATCATCAACTGCATAATCGGCATAGAGAAGATGTTGATATGTTGCAAACTTTTCTGGGTCTTTGTTAAGAACTTTTCCAAAGTAATCATCATCTGACGGGTTCATTGATGCTGTATATACTTTAATTCCAGGAACTCCGTCATCAAATGAATATGCAGAGCCTAAAGTAGAAGAGATGACTAACTTAAATTTTCCAGATTTAACTAACGCTGCGTCATCGGTAACAGCCATCCCATTGAATGCTGTAGGAACAGACTGATTTCCATCAAGAACCATCATTCTAGTTCCTGTGGCCATCATGACGACGCCTCTAATAAGATTCATATTAGAAGCTTGGGTACGTGAATCATTATCAGTAAACATCGGCATACCATAAGCTTCATTCGTTTGAAGCGTATGATCTGCAGATAAAAATTGTATTGCACCGTTGTGGCGGCCTAACGCTCCGTTGGCTGTTGAAACAACACCTTCAAGCTTGAAACCTGCATTTTTTACGCGGCCGGATGCGGCTGTATTTGAAATATCCGTCGTGGTTTTGTTAGCACCAGCGCCTAATACTCTCATGTAAGTAAGCGCTGTTCTATTCTTTAAAAACTCATTGACTGCATATGGACCAAACTTCTTTGGATCTAAATCGCCAAATATGTTAACAAACTCTTGAAAGCTAGCAACGGTGACCGGAATGAATGCCGGACCTTTGTTAGATGTACCGATAACACCTGCTGGAACTCCAATTGGTCCTGCTGATGCTGGAGCTTTAAGCTCAATCTCACGCTCAAAAAAATTAGGAGATCTAAAAACCTGCTCAGCCATTATACTACTCCTTCATGCAACAAACTTTCTTATAAGTATTTGAAAAAAACCAAAAATAAAAATCAATCATCTTCTCCGATGATATGATATGATAAACCTCCTAATAAAGCATCAGCCGTTAACGGCGCGGGGGTAGCGCTAACTTGTGAAGCTGGCTTAATGACGGACTCTCCTGATGTTTGGTTTACAGCATAAACCCTAACATACCCGCCTGGTGTTTTTCTATATAAAGGTTCAATTTGATTAGATTTAGAATTTCTAGTGCTATTTGCTGAATCATTTGATATTGAAGAATCTTTAGGATCATATAGACGAGTTCCGTTTGTGTTTCTTTGATCTCTTCTTCTATTTACTTCATCTGATAATGGTAGAGTCGGATCATCAGAACCTAAGAATGGATTAGCAACTATTGAATTTGACTCATTATTAACGACACCAGCAAAAACATTTGTTTCAAAAGAAATAATGGGTGATGAAACATATCTTTTTACAGGAATTCCCGTGTTAGGATCTTGCGAAGCAAAAATGTACGCTTTTACGCTAATATTAAATTTGTATTTGATAATTCTTTCTTCTTGACCTAACTCATCTAAATTATTTTCTGGATCATATGAGTTATTGTCTACTGTTGCTATAAACCAATACCCTTTTGGTGTGTTTAATTGCCATGCATTTCCTTGTGGCAAAAATGATGAAATAATTTGTTCAATCAATTGATTCATATGTTGCGTATATTGCGTCCACATCGTTACTTCATAGCTAACAGTGCAAAATTGAGGAGATGGTATGACGATTGTTTCAAAAATATTATTCTTTTTTATATCTGCTAACCATGCACCATCTAATCCTGTTCGAGTATTCGAGTCTTCTCCTACTTTTCTTTCAGTTAATATTTGTTCATCAATGTGAGCCAACTGAGGATTGGTTGCAACGTTCTTTTGATTTTGTAATAAATAACGATTTATTAAATTTTGATAATTTCTATCAGATTTGTCAAGCCGTCTACGAATAATGATTTCGCTTGTTTGCTGATTAATTCCTCTACCTGCAATATCACTACCTAAATCTTGAGAAATATTGTTTCTTGCTATCGTAATCAAAGGAAGGATCAAAGAGTTATTTCTATCTCTTAATGCTCTTCTTTTCTTTAATATCGCCCATTTTTCTCCTGTCGCAAAAATGACAGGAACCTTTTTAAATTCTGTATCTTTTGATCCTACCTGTAACTTAATCTCATTATCAAATAATTTAAATAAGGCAACGTCGACATCCTCTACACCTACTGGTGGGATAGTGAACGTAGGATTTCCATTATGCGAATCTGTATTAATTCCATTTACACCAAACCTCGGGCGACTTTTTGAATTATGTCTAACTGGCATAATCAATCCTCATCGTAAAAAGCATTACCTACATCGTTTGGATCTCCAAGATTAGAAACTTCTTTTGGTCCAGTGATAGGTGGTTCCAATACACCATTTTTAACCAAATCTCTTGTGTCTGCAGTCGTACCTTCTTTGTTTTTTGCAAAGCCTCTTTGTTGAACGAACGTATCCTGAATAGCGCCTTGATCTGTGTACTTAAGATCAGTTGGGCCATTAATAAGAGCCTTGAATTGGCTTTCACGAACCCTCGTTCCTACTAAAGAAATTCCATCTATATTTTCTGCCTGCCCATAGATAGTGCGCATGTATTTGTATTCAGTAATTTCATAAAATATTGTACCAAAAGAAAAATAATCTCCTATTGAAGGATTAATTCCTTTTTCAACCATATCTCGATGTTGAATATAGACCTCTAAAGTAAATTGAGTATCTACACCGAACTTATTGATTTTAGTTTCATTTTGAAATTCACTATTGACCAATGCTTCAATCAAAATTGGATTATCAAAAATCTTTTGTAAAGCTTCTTCATAAACCTCGTGAGTCTTTGTTTTTGTCTCTGAAATTGGATAATAATAAATTTTTTGACCGACGACATCTTTAACAATCTCTTTCGTTATGTCAGAGATAAAGTTAATCTCGCGTTGGGTAATGAAAAGCCTTGCCATTTTATTATCCGATTACTATTCCTTTGCCTAGCGGCATTGGAATGTATCTAAGCTGTTTTTGCATATTTTCAGCTGCCAAAGCATCTTGCTCAAGAAGTTTTGCGCTTGTTAAATTTTCTAAAAATTCTTTCATTTGAGTCGTTAACTTGTCTTTGTCTTCCCTACCTTGAGAAATCAAATCTGACCCATTCAGCTGCAAGTCTGCGTTTGGAATTGGTATCGAAGAAAACTTAGATCTAATTAAACCTAAAAGTTCTTTGCATAATGCTAACGTGTATTGTCTAATCCACTGTTTTCCAGGTTGATTTATTGTAATAAAAGGTATGTTACCAAAAGGCATATTGTTGGGTCCGGATATGCCGTAAATCGAGTCATCTGCATATGCAGTCGGATTTAGTGGATTATGAGGTTTCATTAATTTTATAAAAAGCTTACCCATTTGAATATTAGTTGAAGGCGTTGGATAAATTCTTAAATTGCTTCCAATTATTTCATAAGAATAATTTGATCTTCTAACCCTAAATGCTGTTTCTAACATACCTCTTCTTAAAACATCTTCAAACACTGGAAGGACATAAAAGACTGTTGAGTTAACATACGATTCATAGTTAAAATTGGTTGCTAAAAAGTTTGTGATATTTGAAGCGTTCAACAAAAATTGTTGAGATGCTAGTGGCTCAAAATGGAATAACTCAACAACTTTTAATTTTCCTTTAGACCCTGAGGGCATCGTGTCGTATACTACTTCGTCTTTATCATCACCGGCAGCAACTTTAACGTCATTATAAATGTTGTAATCTTGTTGACCAGAAACAAGTTCTATGTATCCAAGCGTAGCATCATATGAACCACCGATGTATGCTTCTGTCGCATACGGTTCTGCCATTCTAAGAAGATATTCTACCGTACGCTTTGCATATCTGTTTGTTAGATCAGTCGACCCTGTTGGCAACCCCAAAACGTTTGTTAAATCAGATGTTATCTTCATCTCATGAATTAATCTACTGTATTCGCAGCATGCCTCTTCGAAACATGCCCATATTTCTTTCTTTGTTAACTCTACAGAAAGAACGTCATCGCCTAATTTACGCTTAACAAATAAAACCATCGAGTCTGCTTCTGTTTGAAAAGAAGCCTCGGCATCAAAAAAGCCAAATGGCGTTGGATTAATCGTTGCTACAAATGTTGTCATGTATAAACGTTCCTTAGAGCGCTAGACTCCATAGATAAAATTATGGTTGAGCGCAATGAAATGCGACAAAAAAACGCAGTATCTATCTAATACGTGTTAGATAATGTTTTTTATTTGAAATACTTTAAAGTATTTTGTAAGCTTCAAAATGCATTCCATCAGGACGATTTGCAAACCATCCGCCCCAATAAAATCCATATTCATAAGCAATTTCTACAAGCTCTCTAACAGAACCTGTCTCACCTCTTAATGCTGGTTGAGCACCTAACATGTTCCATTGTACGTTAATATCAAATGCCGTTCCCCAAGCATGATTAGATAAAGAAGTTCTTGATCCACGAACGAATCTGGGTACCCATGAACCACCCCATGATAAAATCAGATATGTTAATCCTTCATCATGCCATTTATTAAAAAGTTTTGTTATTTGAGGAATCAATAATGAATGAAATTGAATAGTACTTGATTTTGGAACACCAGCTATTCCGCGTAAGTGATGAATTGAAACTTGAGAAATATTTGAAGTCCAGTTTGACGTAATCGTTATTGCTTCAGGGTTTGCATACGTTGGAGATGAAACATAAGAAAATTTACCAAATAATTTTTCTCTATCTAAAAAACTTAAAGGCCCATGAGGCGGTTGTTGCGGCCAGTTTGGTCCATTAATGTTTTTTGAAGAATCTAAAACAGCAGGAAATCCTGAACTAATAGCTATAGCCAAAGTTTTTGGACCAACTACACCATCCGGGATTAATCCTTTGCTGCTTTGGAATGCTTTTGTTTCAAGTTCTGTTATATTTCCAAAAACCGCGTCAGCCACAATGCTACTATTTGACGTTCTTCCTCGTAAAAAGTTTTGCCATTTTTCAACTTCTGGCCCTGTTGAGCCTTTTCTAAGAACTTGAAACATATATTATACTCACATCGATGAAACTAAAGCTTGTATAGCGGTTTTAACTCTTTCACGCAACTCATCAGGAAGAGCAGAAAGTAGTACATATGTTTCAGGGCGAACTACGTTCTCTACCGGTCCTCCTATCGTTTCTGCGTTGGAACGATTGACACCTACATTGATAAAAAGTGGTGGAGAACCTACACGTACATGGACCATCGGTTGATATAAATCTATTCTTTGCATTGTCATCCTTTCAAGACGCCTTGACTTCTGCTTAAGGCTTCATTCATTGAAGTAAATCTACTCTTAAGCAATGCCAATGTTTCTTCCATCTCGATAGAATTTTCACCGCGAGCCTTAGATTCTAAAATCTTTTGTTCGAGTTCAACGATTTTTAATAATAAATTTTCTGTTGTAGCGGACATAATATTTCAAGTTGCAATTTTATTGACCAAAGTTTTCATAGCAGCAATTGTTTGTGTGTCTTTAGCTTTAAGAATCCCTAAAAACGTTTTTCCCAATGCTTGATAATCAGCTGTAGATAATTCAGAAGATAATTTAGAATCTTTTTTTACTGCGTTTATTACTTTTGTTGCAACATCAGAATCTAATTTTATTAATAACATTTTTAAAGCAGCTATTTCATCATCTTCAACTTTAGGGTCAGAAACTTCTTGACCATCTGCAGTTGGATTTTCAACCAAACTTGAAATTTCTTCAGCAATAATTTTACGAAGTTGCGATTCTGTAATTCTCATAAAATGTACCTTAATGTAGTTAAATATCCTTAATGTATGTTAAATATCTATCATCAATTCAACATTTTATTAAATTTTAGAGGCGTCTTTTATCATCTTATCGATATCAATGATTGTCTTCTTAAGTTTATCTTCAAAGGGGACCAATAAGATAGGAATAATTCCAGTCTTATTAATTCCATTTTGCTTCCAATCATCAACTATAAAAGCTATTTTTTCTAACTCATCCTTAGCCTTTAATAATTTAACGATTATAGTATTGGGTTTAAGGATGGTTTTTGCCACAATAACCTCATTAATAACTATTGTTAGCTTAATATAGAATTTGATGATTAAACTTTTTTAAAAACAAAAAAGGGAAGAAAATTAATTCTTCCCTTTAAATTAAGCTAATAAGCTAAGCCTCAGCGGAGCGTCTTACCCGTGTATGCGTAATGAGTACGGAGAAGGCGATATAGTGTGCGGGCCTCACGGCCGCTAAACTCAACTGTTTGTTGATCTAGATCAATAAAAAAACGAGTTGAATCATTGTGCGTATCTGTCGATACTGCTGCATTGAATCCATCATCACGCTGAGCAGTCTCAGTACGAAGTTTACCGTTACGGTCGCGACGGCTGCGGATAATTGCATTCTTGTTGGTTGAGGTATAATTCTTCTTAGTCTTAGGCATTTTTAAATCTCCAATTTATTTAAATTTTTTAATACGGTTTTAGATGTTCGAACCGTGTAGTAGAATGATATATCAACCTAAAAATCATGTACAAAACTTCAATACGGCGTCGATTTAAATCATTTAACGTTAATCATTCCAGAAACTACATTTGGAGAAACACCATATTCGGCAGTCTTATTGTTGTCACCTTTTGCAACCGCATAAATAGTTGCAACAGAAGCAAATGACGACATCTGTTCAGATGTCTTTGTCGAATCGTCGAGGCCAGTCAACGGGTTGAATCCAACTGCGTTTTTTCCATTAACTTTGTTTGCATAAACATGACCGAACCACCCATTCTTAACGTTTCTTTTAGGATCCATCACATATGTCCAATTACACGCATCCGGGGTGGCGTCCGGCCATGTAGAACCTTGTAATGGAGTATGGGGCGTATCACCGTATGCAACGAACGTTGTGTTTTGATCTAGTTTTTCTGTAGGACTTTCTGGATCGACTTGTTGAGACAAGTAGTTGTAAAATCCATCAAGAACTTTCCCTAAATGCTTTATGGTATTTCTACCTTGACTCATTTGCGTTTGAGAATCAAATGTAACGTGAGGATCTGTAAACGTCGTATCACTGGTTGGGCCTGGGGATAAGGCTACAATAGCGGTCTTAGATAGACCTAATGCAAATGATTTTGCAACAACAATTAAAGTTCTTCCAAATTCCTCAATACCTTTACGCTGAGCAGATGACATGTAAGAAGAAGATGAATTTATGCTATCAATCATTTCTTGAATTCCAAAATCTGCAAGATCTTGGCTTATCGGAGTTAATTGCGAAGCAAAGTTTAAACCAATGATTCGAGCTGCATTCTTAGTCACTTGCATTTGAGGTAACCAAGTCGTTCTATTCGAAGACTTTCTTAAACCTACTAGTGCCTTGTAATACACGTCAAATAATTCTTGATCTGCTTTTGATGATAAAGTAAATTGACTGGCGGCTGAATTAAATAAATCAATCATCCCCGCAGACGATGGAACAGTCGCTATTTCAGGGGCGCCAGGTGCTCTACCATATTTTACGGGGTCGATTCCTAAGACGGGGACAATTGAAGAAGAACCTGCGGCGCCCAAAGATGCTAATGCTGCTTGCATAGATGAATTACCAGAAAGAGCTACTTGAGAAATTGGAAATTCAGTGTGAGTTTCATCTTTTCCTGACATATATGCAGTTACAGGATACTTTGGAAGACCAAGAATATGATCGAACCATGGGGCATGAGGACCATAAAAAAAGGATCTATCCCCACCATCCCAGCCTTTAACCCCTATTGGAAGAGAAGGAAGCTGATTTCCTTTGCCTTGTGTATAAGTTCCGCGGTATCCATTTACGGGATTGTAACCATATTGAGATGTATACAGGTAAGATGAGAATCCTCCAAAATTAGAAGACATTCCTGGGACGTTAGCATTTGCAGTTGCTTTCATTGCAACATCTGGAACTGGCCATAACTCTTGAAACCATGCATGAACTCCATTTGGCGCTGGGACCAATAAAGATCTTCCATAAGTCGTGCCAGCAGCTTCAGCTAATCCATACCCTCCTTCATCAGAAAGGAAGTTTAATAAGTCAGTACGAGATATACCAATAGCTGCAGCAGTAACGCCACACATCTTAAGAAATGTTCTACGACGTTCATCACGGAGTTCTTTTAGTTTCCAATTAGCCATTTGTTTTCTTCCTCATTGACATGAATGTGCCGCGGCGAGCATCACCGCAACTGCAATGTTACGCTTCTTAATTAAATCTGATTGATCACCAGATTTTGCTTTTTGAATTAGCAAATTACACAACAACATGTGATCATCCGTCGCAGGATATCCAATCAAGCAACTTACTGATTCTTCAACGCAACTTCCATCGTTGGCAAACATAGGAAGGTTTTTACCATTTAATGTACAAGCCGGTGCTTTGTTAGGATCAGATATGTTTGTAACGATTTGTGAGGCAGCTTGAATGAAAATATCCATCATTTTCATTGCAGAAGCTGTTGAATGTTCTTCTTTTTCCCCAAGACGCGAATCCAATTTTGGAACGCCTAAAGCATCTTTTCCTGAAAAATATAAAAATCCCGCCGTAGATGGTTTGGATACGCAATATCCATCTGCTGCATCCGGTGAGTTATTTCCGACGTCAAGACAACTACGATTAACCTGATTCATTTTATCGTCTTGATTACAAAAACAAATTTCTGCTCCTGAGCAAACAGGATCATTTGTTCCGTTTGCATCAGTTATTGCCGTTTCACATGATGCGCCTGAACCACCAAAAATGTTTCCAAGCGTTACCGATTGACCAAAAACGTTCGTCATCGTTGTTCGGTTATCTAATAGATTTCCTGTTGGAACTGCAACACCTCTTGCCTTTAAAAAATTTCCTAATTGTACATAAGTCAATTTTCTACAAGAATGCAATCTAGACATAATTTCATCTTGATTAGGAATGTCGTATTCCGAAAGCTCTTTCATCCCGCTGCCAGTTGACATTTGCTGGCCAGAACCAGCAGAAACTTGTGAACCTCCTACTCCACCGTCTGTTGTTGCTGAAGATGTAGATGCAGCTACGCTAACAACGGTTGCTGGTCCTAATAAGTCTTCTATGTCAGGACAATAATTTTCGCCAATATCAGGTGCAGTAGAACCGCACGAATTAAACATTAAAAATGTTGAAATTATTCCGAGTGTAGACCAACCAAATTTTTTCATTATATTTTTTTGCATGGTTTAGAACCTCACGAAATCATCGGAAAGTAAGATGGTACGGAATACCTGCTTAAGGTTATATCCATTTCCTTTAAACATCGTCACGAGTTTTGACATCGTCACCAATTCTGGATTCTTGTCCTTACGATCTGGTAGGGACACCCAAGAACGACCACCAATCTCAGTTATATCTGCACGACCCATGGAATAATTCCACATCCTCTTTACAACGCATTCGATTACTTCATCATCCTTTGACATCTGTTGACCAAGTTCATTGATCGTATCTGCGGAGGCGGGCATTTCAACTCCGTTAACTTTCATTACCTTTTTCCACGCTGGTTTGTTGTTGCCACCATTTGGACAAGATGGAGCAGTGCAAAGCCAATCGGATAACTTCGCTCTTGGAGAACCATTGACTGGTACAAATACCGAATATTCTCCGACCGGTGTCAACGGTTGAAAAACTCCCTTTGAATCAAATTGGCTGAATAAAGGAGAACGATGATTCCATGTTGCATGGCAATTTGCGCAAACGTTGCTGGAATTATAGGCATGAAAATCTACTCGTCCACCATTACAAGCACCAGCAATTTCGCTAACAGGCCACTTATTTTGATATCCTGGGATTGGATCAGCTCCTGAACAAGGAGAAGCTGTAGGAGGTTGATCTGTCGGTTCACCACCTGATTGTTCATTTCCAGATCTACATAAAAATGTCTCATGAAAGAATCGATTACGACGAAATGATAGATTACCGTAGTATAAACTTTGAACTCCTGGATCTGTTAGGATTCCTGAATGATTCATCCCGGCAAGAAGATTGTTACAAGAACCATCAATAAAGGTATTGCTTGTAGCATTAAAAGTAGGACATGTATTAGTCTGCTGGACAATTATATTTCTCCAATCTTTTTCTTCATATACTATCTTCGCTGCAAAAGTAGGCGCGGTGTCACGATTTGGCTCGCCGGCTACAGTAGAAATGCCACCCATTTTAAAAGTATACTTAAAAAATTCGACCAAGGTAGCTGCAAAATGTGGATCAGATAGCTTCTTATCGATCAACTCTTGGTATTTTTCATCCTGCATATCCGCAGGTAAATCTGCCAACTCATATATTTCAGAAACAGTTGGAACATCCCCTAAGATTAAGATGCTTGCCGTTCGCAACGCCTCTGAATAATCTAACTCTCTTTCATCAAGCTCTGTCATCTCTTGTTGTTGTTGCCCCGACCCGGGTGAAACAGAAGCCGACGTCAAACCTCCAGATATCGTTGTTGAAACGTTCGTTGAGACCGTAACAGACGTTTGCGAATCGCCAGAAGCCGTAGCAGATTGTTTCGGAGTCGGACAATCTTTAAAAACAGCAGACGTGTCGCCTGCTAGCTTATAAGGATTAGGACGTTCACATCCGTATAACGTTAATCCGAATGCGAGAGATACTATCAATCCATTTATTACAACGTTATTTCTTCTACCCATATTGGTAATATAATAACACAGGTAAAGAAAAATATAAAGTGGTCAACAATTATTTTTGTTTTCTTCTTAAAACAAGAGGATTTTCTTTTATTAACCAAAACTCTCGTTCTAATGGCGGCTCTTCATCTTGTTTAAACCACATAAGTTTTCTTCCGCCTGTTGATGAATATACACCGATTATCGTTATTTCTCCTTCATGAATTAAATCATGACAAGAATGGCAAACGACAGCGAGATTATTGTTATCATTTGTGCATCGAGGATCACACCTCGGAATTATATGATGAATGTTTATTGCCGCAGGACGGTCATACCTACAGATCTCGCATCGATCTTTCTCTAACTTAGGCTGACCATGCATCCGTCGTCTCTTCACGGATACAATTATACATCAATCTTCTTCTTTTTCTTGCGATTTAAGAGCTTCTGCCTTTTTATCTTCTATAACCATTTTTTAGTCAAATAGTCACGGTACAAGGCCATGACCTTGGAACTCAGCGCCAAGAACAACGCTGTTTCCGTACGGATGATTGACTGCATCCTGCTCACAGTTTAAACTGTGAGATGATTTAGAGACCTAACGATCTCTGATATTACATGCCGTATGCCTTTTTTGCAAGAATATTTGCCTCCTTGACGATTACTTCTCAAAATGTTTCCGCAAAAAGAACACTTCTGTGAAGTATATGCCGCAAAGCCAGTCTTGATCATTCTATTCACAATTATAAATTGATGACGTACATGTGTGATCCACATCCATAAATCCTTGAGACTCTCACCTCAATTGCAATCTGACGTTCGGACTTACCATTTTTTGCTCTAAACTTAAACCTATCGTAACGAAGCTGGTTATCAGTGTACCAATAATCTACGGTCGTTGATCCTAGAAAAGAAAACCCTACAGACTTATATCCGTCCCCTTCTCCTACACGTCTATCGACGTATGTCATGATTCCACGGTATCCGTTTTTTTTGCACCACTCTTTGGCGCGTTTCACCAACTTAGACAAACCCCCAGGAACAGAGGTCGCTTGAGCCGTGCTGTACCGAGCAATTTCTAGGTAACCTTCGTACTTCTTGCCGTTCCTTGGAATACGAAGTGACAAGGCAGCAACGACGATACCACTCCTGTCTCTTAATCCCCACGTTACCTTGGACGGGACATATCCTGCTATGTGTGTAGAATCGAAGAAAGACCTTTGTTCTTGTGTGTTTAATTCGACGACTTTTGTGGACCAGGTCTTACACCTGTAACGATCCATGCCGAGACGGTGGCGGATCATCGACTCGCATATCTCTCGCTTGTCTCTCCATTCATCCTCAAATATCTGCAGCAACTTTATGCCGTTCTTCGCAGCAAGGACGGATTTTTCTAGATGCTTGTTCTTATCAAAAACCCCTTGTTTAGAACCTTCGCTGTGCCAGTACAACCCATGACACTCTATCCCAAATTTTTTGGAAGGAACATACACGTCGATTTCCTTCGGAGACATCGCCTTCTTGTCGCCTGATATCACATCAGATGTTAATGATTGAACGAATGTGAACACCTCTAGTTCCCAATTGGACTTGCTGAATGGGTGGCACTTATAACACCTACTTCCTCTCTCAAAGGCCTGTAGAGTCTTTGGTTGAACCTCTCCACATTGATTACACTGAAACTTGAGGTACTGCTCTTGCCGAGAGATGTATTCTTCTAACGGAGTAATGAGGGTGAACTCAGACTGCCTCTCCAATAATCTTTCTTTTAGCGTAGATGTTTCCAACATCTTACTTAAGCTAATTTTTTCTAGGGTCTCTCGTGTATGGCGGCGACCATAGAACGGGTTACCTTCACCTGTCATTGATTCAGACTGGAGCTTTATCCTTGGATCTGTATCCTTACTTTGCCCCTTATTCCAAGCTTCGGCCTTTCCGCCTCGGGCTCCGCCTTCTTTCATAGCGAGATGGGAATGGTCTTTGCAGAATCTTTTAAAAGAAAAAGAAACATATCTGACGGAGGATGAACGCACTTCGCAAACAGGTTTTTTACCTCCGTGGTATACTTCAACAGTGTAATCCTCTGATGACAGATCGTGAATTGACCTGATGTGGTTTGTCAGTTTCTTTGCATCATCATGTCGAAAGTCACATAGCCTACAGTCCATGTCATTACACCCTTGTATGGACTATATAGTAACACAAGGAGCGTGTTTGTAACACTAAGTTCTAAAACTCTGGGGGCATCATGATCACGAAGCCCCAACCCATACGATCGCAATAATCTCGCGCAGCATTCCACTTGGCATCATCAACTTCGTCACGCCGACCCTTCACTTCGTACAACACTCTATCCTCTCTTCCAAAGAAATCTGGAATATAGTTTCGCGTTGTTCCATCCGGATGAACGTAAGGAATCGTGATCCCATGGTTCTTGGTCACCTCATACTTCCGCTCAACGCACGTCTGGAAGAAGACAGATTCCCACGAAGAATGCATGTGCTCTTCTTCGCCCGTCCACGGGTTGATCAAGGTTTCACGCTTGAATGGAGCCTGTGGACCGATCTTGTTCTCGGCAAGGAGCCTGATGGCGCGCTGCGATGCCTCTTCGCGGAGGAGGGGGGCGAGCGGAGACTCGGCCCAGAAACGGTGGACGGATTCGGACGTTCTTTTTGCTCTATCGGTTGTTGCATAAGAATTTTTGTTTGCCAATGATTGCATATTCTTATATGCATCAGTTTTCATCATTTTTCTGATTCTATCACCATGAATCTCCCATCGCTTCTTGGCACCCTCAGAATAATTCTTTAATTGTTCTTCGGTTCTCTTTAGTCCGAATAACGGAGATTTTTCTCCTGTCTTTCCTGACATAGGATTGTTGGTCCCGCTAGCTGCACAGGACTTGGAACAGAAACGAGAAAAGCCTCCTTTTTTGTAAGGAAGCTTTGTCCCGCAGGTGCAGTGTGGCCAAGTACCATCATATTCATGTTTGACTACGTAATCAGGGTACGTCAAACCGTGAGAGCGTAAGTGGTATCCTAAAGCATTCTGTGCCGAACATTCATGTCCGCATTCTTTGCATGTGATCATGATCTAAATATACATGGTAACATGCGTTTTGTAAAAAATTAAGATTATAAAAACAAGAAAGGCCCTCTTTCGAAGGCCTTTCCTATCAAAGATGGTCGTTTCCGACTATCAGATGATGTTCATGTCCAAGCACGTCACCGTGCCGTAGAAATCGGTGCGGACCATCTTCTTGCCGTAGCGAGTCATCACGCCCTTACGAGGTGTGAAATCTTCCGGTGCAAAGATGGTTGGTGTCACGATGAGTGGCACGTACGGAGCGTAGACGTAGCCGGTCTCGAGGTAGCTGCCACCCTTGTAGCCGACGAGGATCTTGTTTCTGACGAAGTAAGGATCCTTGTAGACTGTGAAGCGGTTGCTGAGAGTACCGATTGCCTCGGCGCCGACAGTGAACGGTGAGCCAACCTGTCCTTCGCCGTCCATGGAGAACTTCGGCTTGTAGAGCACGGAGGCCTCGAGGATGGTGGCGACGTCCGGACCGCAAACGAGGAAGTTTGCAGAGCCACGGAGGGTCTTACGATGGATGGTGTTGGCGACGTCGATGACGGTCTCGATGAGCGTTTCGTACCACTCGCGGACCGTACCGGTGAAGGCCGGACCGATAGAGAGGGACGAAGCTAACGTGACTGCGGCACCGGTTGTCTTGTTAACGAACTTGCCTGGAGCGCGCGACCAGTAGTAGTTGGCGCCGTTGGCTTGTGTCACAAGGTCGTTGAGGATCTCGCGGTCGATCTCTAGAGCAATCTGCTCGGAGAGGATCGAGGTGAGCTCGACCTCGGCGTCCATTGAGTGGTACGCGTTGAGGTCTTGTGCGAGTTCCGGTGACCACTTGGCGCGGAGCTTGCGAGTCTCTGCTGTGATCGCGATGGACTCGATCTTGATGTCGATCTCTGGGATCGCCGGTGCCGGTGTCGCTCCGAAGTCAGACTCGAAGGACGGAACGGTCACGGTCGCGCCGGATGCCGAATCAACCGAGAGGCTTGAAGCGACAGCACAAGAGAGTGCACCGTTTCCTGATGTTAGTGCGCTGAGGCCGTTTGCGCCCTTAAGAACCATTTGAACGTGTGTACCATTCAATGCATCTGGAGAGAAGCCCGAGGCGGGGGCGAAGTTACCACGCTTGTTGAGGCGACGAAGGTTAAGAACTCCTTGTCCACCTTGGTATGTCTCGCCCCATGCGGTTGCATTGGCTCCATAGCCGCTGAACATTGCGATTTGTTCAACTGCAAGAAGATCCGCAGCTGGTATTACAGCTGTGATTGCAGATGTAGGAACGTAAACAAAGAACAAGTCGAGGTCACCTTGTGACAAGGCCGTTTCAACTTGACCGTCGAAGTCCAACCAACGAGCATTGGATCCCGAGAAGTCGCTTGCTGCTGCGACGATACCACCGTCGGTCCAAGTAAGTGCGTCGGCGCCCTTATAAGAACCAGAGTACACTGTCCCTGCGGCGAAGTTTAGCGCAGACATTGAACCGGTGACGCGAGAGTAACCAGTACCGACGAGGTCGTACATACCACCTGTCGCGAGAGAGCCGGAACGAACTCCCTTACCAGCTGGGTTGTTGTAGAGAGATGTACCACGAGAGTAGACCTCACCGGTTTCGCCCAGTGGCTTACCGACGTCTGAGCCGTAGGTATAATCAAGATAGAAGATTAGACCTGAGGGAAGGCTCATTGGTTGGATGGAGACGAGCTCGTTGGCGACGAGGCCACCGAACACGCGGCGAACGATCGGGAAGGCGATGTTGGAGAAGCCTTGGATTTGGCCTGAACCAACGAGACTGCCGCCGCCGGTCGAGAGAGCGTTGCTCTCCTTGAGGACCTGTGCTGCCTGGTTCTCGAGGAGCTGCGACATCATCTCACGACGTGTGCCATCGAGACCGCGGAGGAGACCTGTGCGGCTCCACTTTTCTGTCAAACGGGCGCGCTCGGCACCGACATGCTTGTCCTTGATGCCTTGAGCTAATTGATCTAACGTAAAATGCTTCATTTTTTTCTCCTAATAAATCTGTGTTGGTTAACGAATCACTTGATACCTGCTAACTTCGCCCAACGATCGGCTTCATAGCTTTCGCTGATGACCGAAGATGCCGAACGAGTCGCTTGTGAAGAAGAACCGAGGACTTGACGTTGAGCGCCCTCTGTCATTGGACGAGAGTTGCCGCCGAGCGCCTTAACGAGGCTTTCGTACACAAGCTTAACTTCTCTTTCGCTAGCAGCTTCATCGAGGCGCTCAATGATTTCGGCCTTTTGGCGCTTCGTGAGCGACTCATTCTGAAGAAGCTTGTTGCTGTACAGAAGTTTGGTGTTGAACAGATTCGTTTCTGCCAACTTCTTACGGAGTGTTGAGGTCTCTTCCGTCGACCTTGTGGAAGCGCCATTGCGGCGGTCTTCATTGCGTCTCTCTGCGAGAACCGACTGCAACTTGGCGGTGCGTCGCACCGACTCGTTGAAAATGTTTGCGTAATAAGCATATGCTTCAGCCATCTTCTTGGCATGCTTAGCCTGCTTTTGAGCTTCTTGCTTAGCCTTTTGGGCTTCTTGCAGCATCTTTTGCTTCATCTTTTGCTGAGCTTCTTGCTGCTTCTCGTGAGCCTTCTTTTTAGCTTCTGCTTGCTTCTTTTTGGCTGCAGCCGCCTTCTTTTTGGCTTCAGTCTGAAGACGAACTTCTCGAGTGAGGCGAGCACGGATAGACTCATGCTGCACTTCTTTTTTATCAGCATCATCTTCTTCGCCATCGGCCTCACATGCTACTTCATGCTTTTCATCATCTTTCTTCTGAACTTCAGCGACGTCTGTTCCAGGAGAACGGCCGCGCTTAGAAGAACCAGCACCTGGGCCTGCAACTTGTCCACGAGAACCTGGACGGTCGACTGCTTGGCTCTTCATTTGTCCATCCATCTCATAAGCCATTTCGTCCATCTCGTCGACTTGATCAGAGTCCGCCTCGTCGACTTGGTCCATCTCGTCTACCTGATCCTCATCCTCTTCAGGAAGATCGGCTTCTGACAAATCGATGTCAACGAAGGGATCGCCCATGTCTTCATCTTCAAATTCATCGGAAACTTCACCTGGACCGTGGCCCCAAGTCTGAACGTCGTCGGCGGACTCACGAAGAGAGCGCATGCGTGCGATTTCGCGGCGTAGCATTCCTTCGTCGATCTCAACGATCACGTTGTCAGAAAGACGAAGAGACTCTTCTTTCTTTCCTGCTTCTTCACCAGCGGCTTCTTCTTCACCGCCTTCTTCCCCAAGATCAAGATCAAGTTCTTCTTCAGAACCCTCTTCACCTTCAGGGGCTTCTTCATCGGATTCTTCGCCGCCGGCAACTAATTCGACGCCGAGGTTATCGAGCTCGTCCTCGAGCTCATCCGGTACGTTCGTAAGCTTCAATGCAATTTCTGCTTCAGTAAGTGATTTCAAGTTTTTCATGTTTCCCTGCTCCACGAGCTTGTTTAGTTTCTTATATAGATTTTCTAACTTGCCTTCGTAAATTTCTTTATTACGAAAGTTGCCCGCAGATCCCTGCAGGTATTCATACGTTTTTTCGATCTCAGAGAC